CTTGCTAATGTATCAGCAAGCCACGTCATAATTACATTACCAGCAGTACCATCACCAACTATTGAACAAGTAATTGTTTCTAATATAGTTGTTGTATCTGTTTTTCTAAACTTCATTTTGACTGTATTTACTGCAGCTAAACTAATAATTGCCCAGGTTGCATGATTTGTAGCATCAAGTGTTTGTCCAGCAAGGGCTGTATTACTATCTTTTAATATAATATTTAATTCAGGCATAGTATCACCTGCTACTAATTCAATTGTAGAATAGTACTGTACAACAGAACTAGTTACATCATTGGGGGAGAACGAGTGGAAATTAGCCATTATACAAATCCTCTATCATCTAATTTAACATTACTATCTAAATTATCAGAATTTTTCATTCCTAATAATCTAATATTCTTGAGACTTTCATTGTATCTTAAATAATATGTGTTATTTTCAGCCTTCATATCACCTTTAACAGAAGCGTGTGCTTTATAAGCTACATAGTTATAAAGAGCTTCATTATATACTTGAGGTAGATCAATGAAATCTGTTGTTAAAGTTACGACTGCAGGGATGGAAACATACACTATACTAATATCATCTTTAGGTGGACTCAAAGTATCTAGCCCTTTAACTAAAGCTTTAAATGGTGCTGGAAATAGAACTGAAACATTGTAATCTATATCATCTATAAAGTTTGTTCGTTCATTATTAATTGCAACTTCTCTACCATCATCAAATGTAGCACTGACTGCATACAGGAAATCTGTTGGAATACTATGTAATGTATTATTCGTAACGTTTGTTAAAATGTATTCTTTTTGTATTAAACCAAAGTGTTTATGAAGTTCCAGATTAGCTTCATTAATGTAGGTGATAAGTATATCAATATTTGCTTGTTGTATTGCGTTAGGAGAAGTAGTTCCTATATCACTTAAATATAATTGCTTGACTTCACCTTTTGTAATATGGGATAGATAATCAGATACTAACATAGGAGGTCCTGAAAATAGTTTTAGTTATCATACCACCATAAAATTGCTATGTAAACCTATTTAAACGAAATAAGAACTGCTACCTCTAGGTTTTTCTTCTTCTTCATCCCATAACATAGAACCATCTCCATGTTCCCCTGTTGATACTTCACTAGGTTTCCATGCATTAAACTCACCTAACATAGATATGTTGTCTAATTGATCATCATGTTTAGACTTAAATCCTTTAAATGTTGCTAATGATATTTCAACTAACATTTCTGCTAACTCATCTGACTCTTTCAATTCTTCGGGGAACCATATTTTCCCCGCTTTAAATAAAGGCAATGCAATTTGTTGGAATCTACTCATTTTATCTTTATTTGGTCTAATACCAGGAGTAGTTTTACCTCGACCATTTGCCAACGTAAAATAGATATTTCGATTCATTTGTTCATTTTGTATCCAAGATATAAAACCCCCCTGCTGTCCTGTTACTTCGATACCTACTTCCTGGGGACTATATTTTTGTGCTAAACTAAAGAGTTTGTCTATCGATTCATCCATTAATGCACGTTTACAAAATCCATCTACCCAGAGCCAATCCCCATTATTGTTATAAGCCCAGACGTTGATTGTACTAAAATCAGCACTTTCTCTAGTGCTCGTAGCAAAGTCTGTTGTAATATAGAAATTAAATGCTCCCATATTAGTCTTGACATTAGCATGCTTGTACCAGGTAAGATCTCCATCCTGTACTAAACGCTCTTCTTCAGACATAATTCTGAGCATCAATTCTTGATTAAAACTGTCTAGTTTGCCAGCGCCTTTAGATTTATCGTACTGATCTTTTACATAGTCATAATCAAATCTGTCCTCCCATGCGCCTTTAAAATCTTCTCGTGCAACAGGAAATTCCTCACATACTGGGTATACGGATACATGCCATACACCAGATTCGACTGCTTTATACAGTGGATCTTTAGCATTAAAGGGGGTACCCGACCAAATTACTTTACGTTTTTTAGGGTGTAGTGCATAATCGATGGCTGAATACACAGTATTCTCCACACTTTCAATAATAGTGGGCGAACGTGCATCATCATCGGATAGTAAATCGTCCAACATAGCTAATTGTGGTCTCGTGTTTAGCTCTACTGTTCCACGAACGCCAGTTTTGGCACCGTGACCCGTTATAACCATCTCTTTTCCTTGTTTATTCTTAAAATACCACCTAATATCTGTAAATCTGAACGAATGTAGGTAAGTTTTAAGGAATTCACTGTACGTACAGCGTCTTTCTAGCCTGTAACGCATCTTTTTAACACCATTTTCTATAGAATCTGATATGTATAGCCCATAATCTACATCCCCAAACCCTGGAATAGAGCCATATACAGCTAAATATAGAATTAGATATTCAGATAAAATTGTAGTCTTCGCTAATCCACGTGAGCACATATTGACAGTATTCTGTGTTTTACCTGTAATATTGTCTAACATCTTGTAATGGATGACGGGGGTCTTATTTTCTTCCCCCCGCTCCCCATTTACAAGCTTTATGAAACTAACAAACTCGAGGGCGAATTCACTAGGTACATAATTCGGATCGATGTCGTAGCTAATGTTATTTAGCCAATCTTCTACTGTCTTTTTTTCTAGTTTCACATTACCTCGTATAACTCATTGACTAAAGTTGATTTTAATTTACGTCTATCTAGCTCAATACCATAGGTCCGTCCTTTCAATTCTAACTCTTCTGGAGTCATATCTGAAAGTTCAGCTTTTGCTAATGCTTCACAGTCACTATTGAACATACACTTAAATGTGTGTACACATTTTTTAGCGGGAATAGGTGTATGTACTTTTGCTACTTTTGTTTTCATAACTCTGTCTCCTCTATCATTATTATAGGCTTATCTTCTAAATATCCCCAACAGTCTTTTAACTCTGCTGTATCACATACTAGTAAAGTCTCACTTTTATCACAAGTATAAAAAGGGGGCGGTTCTGCTAATTTTTCCTCAAACATATGACATCCAGCCAAAAACAGCACTAACACCATTAAATTAAGAATTTTCATTAGAAATCTCCTCATAATCAGTTTCGACACTAGCTATCTTCTTCCTAGCAATAATGTCACTATGCGCAACGTGCTCTGCTGTTACAGCACCACTCTTTATCATTTGTAATTGTTGTTGCGCTAACGCCCTAGTAGTCTCTCGGAGATCATCGATTGAAGAATTGCTATAATTAACGTCAACTTCAATCTTTGCCGCCTCAGGCGCTTTCAGTTGCATAATTAAGCACTCAGCCGCTTTTTGACGCACAGTCTCACTTTTAGCACTACGCATGAGCTCCGCTTGAGTGTTAATCGCCTCTTGATGTATATCCATATTAAGAATATGAACAGGCACCAAAGTCCTTTCTAATATCTTATGAACAAGGTCTCCCTTGTTATAAGCCGTAGAAAACGATGAAATCGTTTTCATAGGCGTGTTCTTATCTACTAATCGCTGGTAACGGTCAGGAAACGTTTTAGCGTAAGCTATCGTGTTAGAGTCCCCGATTAACTTATAACTAACAAACTTAACAGCGTTAATGTAATCTAACATCTTATATCGCCCGCCCTCAATCACATCAGCGAAGCCGACCAGGTTCTCTTTGTAGATGTCCCTAAACTCATCACCTTCTGTAGTATTAATGAAGTCAATCATCTCATCAGTGACATTGTGCCTGAATTTTTTAGGCATACTCGCTTGCAGTTGCTCTTTAGTTAGCACTGCCAGACCCTTTTCTTTAACTAATTCCATTATCGCTCAATCCCATAATAAAGCTTAGCTGCCTTAATTTGCGCAGCATGCCGCTTTTCGTCCAAAAAATAATCGTCATCGACACAGTATAGTAACAAAGGATTCGCAATATAGCAATCTCCTCTTCGTTTTATAAACTGTTGTTCTATTAGTTCCTTTATATCTTTTTTAGTAATAAGCTCATCAATAATAGGATCTACAGTGTTATCAGGATGAAGACAATCACAGACAACATCTACAGTCTCATGCAGGTTGCCTTCCGCCAGCCCCGCACCCAACTCGTAACCTACAATAATAAAATGTTGTTTATCTA